AAGGACTTGCTACCTATTAGCATGATAAAGACTAACTCACAGCCTGAGGCCGGGACTCAGGAGGCAGCAAATATCCCCGTTGCAAATAACCTCGGAGCGATTGATGGAGACAGTTTAACTGATTTCATTAAATCAAATTTCCTTGACGAGGAAGGGGCGGCTCCAGCCAAAGAGGAGCAGCAGGCTGAACCTGAAGCGGAGACTGAGGAGCCAATTGTGGACTCGGAAGTGGAAGCTGAAGAAGAAGCCGATCAACCCGCCGAAGAAGAAAGCGAAGTTGAAGAAAGTCCGTTAAGCAAGGGTGTCCAGAAGCGTATCAACAAATTAGTTGCGGCGAAGAAGGCGGCCCAAGCAGAACTGGAAGCGCAGAAGGCCGAGTTGTCTAAACTACAGCAGGAACTTGAGACTGCAAAGTCTTACGCTCCTGAACCTAGAGTAGACGTTTCCGATGCAGTCCAGCGTCTAACCTCGATTGAACAAATCAGGAAGGAACACAAGAATGCGGTGGATATGATCTTGTGGTGCGAAAATCATCCAAATGGTGGCACTTTAAAGACATCAGATGGCGTTGAGCATGAGCTTAACGATGTTGAAGTTCGCAACATAAAGCACTTGGCAATCACGCGAAAAGAAGTCGAATTACCTGCACGGGCTGAATATATTCAGCACCATGCACAAGCTAGAGCTAACGCAATTAAGGAAATGCCATTTTTGGCAGATCCAAAAAGCGAAAAGTATCAAGTTGTGCAGCAGGTCTTAAAAGACTTCCCAGAAATTAAACGTAGGCCAGATTTTGAGTGGCTTGCTGGGATATTTGCACTTGGAGCCGAAGCAATGGCTGCCAAGCAATCGGCAAAAAAGACAGCAGCGCCAATCAAACGCGCCCCAGCGCAACCTGCGGTTAAAGCTGCCCCGGTGACGGTGTCTAAAACGGATCTTCAGAAAGCCAAGCAATCCTTTGCGAAGGATTCTTCGATACGCGGAGTTGAAGACCTCATTAAAGCAATGGACTTAGTTTAGTCCTTAACAACTCAAACCTTATTTAGTTTATGGCAATTCTTACTGAACCGAATCTTAGTGGCCGTGGTAAACGCGAAGACTTGGCTGACATGATCAGCATGGTTGACGCAAAAGACACGCCTTTTACGTCTATGGCCCGTAAGGGCAGTAAGCCCGGAAATATGTATTTCCGCTGGCAGGCAGACAGCAATCCTGCACCTAAAGTTGGTGGTACTGTTGACGGCACCGATGTGACATCAAACCAGTATGTCAACTGGGATGTGGGCTATCGTGCGGAACTTGCGAACTACGCGCAGGTCTTCCGTATGGATCCTGTCCGTGTGTCTAAGTTGTCTACCGACATTGCCCAAGTGGCAGGTGTCCGTGATGAACTGGCATACAACGTCAGCAAATCCATCCTGCAATGCAAGCGTTCGATTGAGACGACTCTCTGCTCGAACCAGACTGCACAGCAGGACAACGGGACTGTTCCTTACCTCACGGCAGGGATTCAGACTTGGATCAGCACGACTGGAACTGGAACGCCAACCCCCGGCGACATTCCTGCCATCTTCCGCACTCCTACGGATTCGATCCTGACTGGCGCATCCAGCGCAATGACGGACGTTGCCGTGCAGGGGCTGCTCAAGAGCATCTATAACCAGACTGGCCAGTATCGCTCTTATGATGCGATTGTTGGCACGGATCTGAAGCGTGCGTTCACGGGTCTCCTCGGGACGACTGCACTTACGACCACTACGGAAACTGCCGCTGGTGCAACTAAGGTGCAAACCTTTCAGCGTGATGCTTCTGCAGAAGCTTACATCCAGTCGGTCGATGTCTTTCAAGGTGACTTTGGCACCGTAAAATTACACCCCACGGTGTTTCTCGGGACTATTACTGGCGGTGCATGGACAGTTACTCCGTACAAAGGCCTTGTGCTGAACATGGACTTGATCGAAGTCCGTTACGGTGGAAATGTCGCTGCTGTACAGGCATTGCCTGACTTCGGCGCAGGTGCTGCTCGCCTCGTTGAAGCGGTTTGCGGTCTTGTTGTCGGAAACCCATTGGGTCTTGGCAAGTTTGACTTCAGCTCGTAGGCTTGATCGGTGACACCTACCCCGACGCGAAAGCGTTTCTAGAAGTGGTGTGACACTCTGGAGAGACAGAGATTATAGACCTGTCAAGGCTAGTGCAAAAGCATCCTCAAACCGACGGGTCACTTTTTGCGACACCTGCTAGTGGCTCCATGCCGCTAAGGCTTGATTAAGCGAAAGCTAGTTGAGTTAGTGGTGTGACTAGCTGGAGAGACAGGTGTCGGCAGCGGCCATGAATCGCTGTGGTGAACGCACACCGGAAGTGGCGTGACAGCCGGAGAGACGGCACACTTTTATGATCAACATTGACCCTAGCCTAGCTACTGCAATGGAAGCCGAGTTTCGGCGTGGATGGCAAATGAGACGAGTGCGTGCTGAAGTGCAGGCCAAGCAGGCTGCCAAGTTCACGCAGATGCGCCACAAATCCATTGAAGGACTAGGGCAAAAGATGGGCAGCATTCCCGGCGATGCTTATCACTTCTGGGGACACAAGCTTGGTTATCAATGTTGGGATGATCCAAAGTTCTTAAAAGAATTTTGGCGCGATAACCCTCAATGCAAAGTAAACTCTGGCGGCACGAAAGAGATTAGTGTAGGCTGGGTTCCGTCTGCCAGTTTCAGATCTCGTACTGTCTATAAATGAAGACCGTTCCATTCAGCAGCATTTTGTCTGGGGTTTGCCAACTTGTTGGACTGGATCGCGCAACGCTGAATGACAAAAGTTTCTACGCAATTCGTGATTTTACCAGTAAGCGCATCAACACCATCTGGGATCGCGAGGAGTGGCCTGACATAGACAGGTACTTTGACACGCATCCGGGCAGTCCAATATCTTTGTTTGAGATACCAGATGATTTCTTGGCAACAGAATCAGATTCTCCTCTTTCTACGGAGTCATTAGTTGATATTGTCATTACTTCTGAAACTACTCCGCTTAGGATGGAGTTGGACTTGTATTTTCCAAGAATATACTTGGAAGACTTTTCTTCTGATGCGTTTGCAAAAGATACAATCGACCAAACTTACGTTAAGTTTTTAAACGCATTGTACCTTACGAATGCCGATGGCGAGAAAGTAAGCCTTGCAGACAAGCAGTATAACTTTACTTACGAAACGCTAAGGGATGAAATTGGCGAGTTTATAAGTGCAATCACTATACGAATTGACTTTCCGTTTACGGTTTCTCCATACACCTATCGCGGTGTAAATGACCTAACAACCATGAAGGTTGTGTTCATGGACAACCCGCAGTACATGGTGCAAGTTCCAGATGACGGGCTTCATGTGATCGATGCCTACAACACGGACGTCAGAAGATCAACGCGAGCTATTCAGGAAGATTTTTTGGTGGAAGATAATTCAGTTATTCCATTGATAATCAACTATCCCACGCAGACCTACAGCGGCCCGAACAACACGGAGTTTTCTTATGTTAGGTTTAAAAATTCCGAAAGGAAGTACTTGAGGTATCGGCTTAAGAGTTTTGAGCTTACTGGCAAAGGGTACTCTGTTTCTGAGGTGTACAGGTACAATTCTCAAATCTACTTTGATTGGGAGCAGCAAAACGGTGCGTATAACCCTACAAACTTTGCATACGGGTCTTCTGGAGACTTCTGGAGGATGAGCCTGTCTAATGGCTCCACATTCCCTGCCGGGACTTCAACTCCTCGAACTCCAACTGAGTACGGACTTACCGTTTGGCAGAAATACAGTATTCCAAACAGGTTTAGGGACTACTTGATTAATGGCGCGGCATCTGACTTTTTGCGGTCTGAAGGCCGGGCTGAAGAAGCAGTCGTGTGCGAACAGCTTGCAGAGGCTGCTATACAGCAGCAGATTGATGTGTTAATTAGACAGCAAGGTCAGACACAGAAGATGAACATGGTCTACACTTACTAGCATGATCACCAAGTTTATTCGCAAAAGGAATCCAAATCCTGCTTTGCCTTTTAATAAGAATTTTGCCAGAGTGCAAGTGTCTGGATCTACACTTACCTTTAACTTCAAAAAAAAGGCAACATCAACTCCGCCAGTTACGACAGATCGCATTCTGACTGAACTTGGCGATTTCCTTAATACCGAATCCAGCGACCGTTTAAATATAGGCTAACATGAGCACACGCATTTCCGATCTTCCAGCAGCACCAACAGTTAACTCTGTTGACTTGGTTCCCATTGTTCAGGGAGGTATAACTAAAAAAGCCACCGCTGGAACAGTTGTTAGCAACTTGCTGCCAGTAGCATCAACCTCTCAACAGGGGATTGTTCAGTTGGGTACAGGCGCAGGAAATGCCTGCCAAGGCAATGACGCTCGTCTTTCAGACAGCCGCACCCCTAGTGGAAGTGCAGGCGGAGATTTGACTGGAACGTATCCTAATCCAGAGCTTACTGCGCTTGGAACGGCTGGAACTTACGGATCGAGTTCGGCAATTCCAGTTCTTACTGTAGACGCAAAGGGGCGAGTAGCTTCAATTTCTACAGAGCAAATTTTTGTCAATGCAGACAACATTACAAGTGGCACACTAAGCCCAACTAGACTTGCAAATAGCGGTGCGTCTGGCGGGACATACGGAAGCTCAACTCAAATTCCAGTCCTTACAATTGACGCGAAAGGACGGATTATTTCTGCGGCTACAGCCGCTCCATTGCCCGGAAACAATGCAAGTGATTTAACTACTGGTACGCTTAATCCTAACCTGCTTGCAACTAGCGGAGTTAGTGCTGGAACATTTGGATCTTCGGTAAGCGTGGGGCAGTTTACGGTTGATTCTAAAGGAAGAATTACGAGCGCAACAGAAATCGGTATTTCGGGGTCTGCTGGAGGAACAGTTGTAGCCGTAGGTGCAACGTCTAACACACTTGCGGTTTCTAGCAGCCCTGTTATTTATTCTGGCGCACTACAGATCGACCTTGCCACAACTGGAGTTCCGGCGCTTACAGCAGGATCTAGCACTCAATCTGCAGTTATTACTGTAGACACATATGGCCGAATCACGGCTCTTGAAACTCAGGCAATTGCTGCCCTTTCTCCAACTGGAGTTACGGCTGGAACATATGGCGCATCGGGTAGCGTTGGCGTGCTTGCAGTAAATGCTAATGGCGTAATTACCGGAGCAACGCAGCAGGTAATTTCAATTGGAGCCAGCCAAGTATTGGCAGGACTTACATCCGCTCAAGTTACTGGCATTTCCGCATCTCAGGTATCTCCCGGTATTACTACTTCACAAATTAGCGGACTTGCTCCATCTGCCACTACCGACACTACAAACGCATCAAATATTACGTCTGGACTGTTAAGTGCATCAAGGCTTCCTAATAGTGGAGTTGTTGCTTCAACTTACGGATCTAGTGCTGCCATTCCTGTGTTGTCGATTGATTTAAGTGGAAGAATTACTTCAGCATCAATTGCTCCAATTACGTCAATTCCCACTACTGTTGGGTACTTAAAAGAAATCACAAGCTTAGTAGCTACGGCTGCCGCTGGCGTAATTAACCTTGACATTCTTACCCAGCCAACACTTTTTTACACGGCAAGTTCTACTGCTGCATTTACGTTAAATATCAGAGCAAGTTCTCTAGAGACATTTAATAATGTAGTGTCAACTGGACAATCTGTTACGGTTACATTTTTAAACACCAACGGATCATTTGCGGCACCATTGTCTGCTCTTACAATTGATGGTGTTACCCAGTCAGTAAAATGGCAAAATGGAACAGGGTCTATTCCAACGCCGAGTTCAAACTCAATTGACGCTTGGACAATTACAGCAATTAAGACAGCCGAAAATACATATATTGTAATTGGATCTTTAACTAAATTTGCATAATGCCAATACTTAACACACTTTCGCCTGTATCAGCTAGGGCTTACAGGCTTTCAGGAGCCACAGGTGAAGTTGACCCACACTTTTCCAGTACAACCATTTTACTGCACGCAAATCAATTTGGGACAAGTACAAAAAATGATGTTGTATTGGACAGTAGTATTTATGGAAATTCAGTAGTTAAATCATCAATAGGAACTTCCGGCCAAAGTTCTGTTTCTCCGTATTCAAATGGATATTCAACTGGTTCTTGGTCTGCACTTTTAATTGGATCAACAACTAATGCTTTTGCCTTTTCTTCAAGTGCTGGATTTTTATTTGGAACAGGAGATTTTACCGTAGAGTTTTGGATTAATTCATTATCTGGAGGCTCACCAACTACTGCATTTCCTACAATTTTAGATTTTAGAAGCACAGATACGACAACAACACAGTTTGCGTTAGCTGTTAATTCCGCAAGTCAACTTTTAAGTTACGGACTTCCATCTGGAACTGGAATAACAGTTATAGGCCAACTTCGACGAGGAAGATGGGATCATGTTGCGATTGTCAAAAATGGCGCAAACTTCATAGTTTACATTAATGGCATACTTTCAGTTACGCTTGCTGCTGGAGCAACAAATTATACTGACCAAATTTTAAAAATTGGAAATTCTACAGTTAACGCCGTTGCCGCAGGCGGTTATAGTTATCTTTCAAATTTAAGGGTAACAAAAGGGCAAGTTTTGTACACGGGAACATTTACGCCGAGCACTATCCCATTAACAATTTCTACAAATGGAAATGCATCCGGCAATGTTGTTTCTCCAATTTCAACAAACGTAAGTCTTTTAACGCTTCAAAATTTTACTGTAAAAGATAATAGTTTAAATTCTATTACTATATCTGGGACTTCTCCACAAAGAGGAAGGATGTCTCAATTTAATCCATTTGCTCCACTTGAGCCGTATAGTCCAATTCGTCACGGAGGATCATATAGTGGCCCATCTTTGATTGTAAATCCAAATGGAAATTTTGCATTAGGAACAGGAGATTTTACTATAGAGTTTTGGCATCTTCCAAATAGTATTAGTGTAGCAAATTACGATTTATTATCATGGGAATCAACAGGCGGCCCTAGAATTAATTTCTCCTGCGGTTCAACCGCAATAATTTATGGCTTAGGTAGCGCAACAGCAGATGTGAAATCGGTTGCTTCTGCTTATTCGTGGCACCACGTTGCGTTTGTAAGATCTAACTCTGTTGTAAATTTGTATGTAAACGGAAAATTATTATCCTCTGCTGCAAGTACAGCCGATTATATACGAGTGCAGCCAACTATTATTCCATCTGCGTTAGCATCTATTTCAGATTTTAGAATAGTAAAAGGAACAGCAGTTTACACCTCAGATTTTTCACCACCAACTGCTCCATTGGAAGCAATTCCAAATACCGTATTGCTACTTCGGTTTAACAATGCTGGTATATATGATTCAGCAAGGCTGGCAAATTTTATGTTTCCAGCAAGTGATCTTCCGGTTGTAGACACTACACAAAAATTATTTGGAAGTGGAAGTTTGAAGTTTTCAAGGTCTTCTACAAGAAACTTTCTCGCATTATCAAATAGGTATGCTTCTTCTTCATTTGGTAGTATGTATTCTTTGGGGGAAGAGTTTACAATTGAAATGTGGGTTAGAAAATTAACATCTGGAGCCTTGCAGCATTTATATGGAGACACTAGTTCTACTGGCGTTAGTTTGCTTTTGTTAGCAAATGATACAATTCAATTTAATATTGGAAGCATTTCTGGTTTGGTTTCACTTACTACATCTGCGACAATTCAAAACTTGCAATGGACTCATATTGCAGTCACAAGGCAGACTGGATTTTTGCTTAAAATATGGATAAACGGAGTAATGTCTGCTTCTGCAACTCAAACAACTAATTTTAATTACCCAAGTCTTTTGAATAATTTATTAATTGGAAACGAAAGCGGTACACCGCTAGATTATCAATTTGATGGAAATATAGACGAAATTAGGGTTTCAAATGTCTGTAGATACACTACAGATTTCACACCAAGCGGGCCTTTCCCAAATCAATAATATGCTACTAGCTGAAATTAAAAACGGATCTGTTGTTTCTTGTAAAGACTCTGCCGAATACGGCAGTTTTTGTTCTCCTCCACTTCAGGAACAACTTGATGCCAGAGGATTTATGATTGTCAAAACGGACATTCCCTACAACATGCAGACTCACAAACTTGAGTCGTGTAAACCATTCATTGAAAATGGTTATGTCCGGGTGTCTAATGTGGTTCCAAAAACAATCAAAGACATCGAGCTTGAAAAAATTGGAGCAATGCAGGAGATTAGAAATCAGCGCAATCAGCTTTTGTCGGAATCTGACTGGACTCAAATTCCAGATGCTCCATCTGCAAAAAAGGCTGAATGGGCGGCATATCGACAAGCTCTCCGTGATTTCCCATCAACAATCGTAGACCCTAGAGACTCTGTGGTTTGGCCGAGTGCTCCAAGTGCTTCTGTTTAACCGTTAATTATATGGCTGACGTAAAAATCTCTGCACTTCCAACGGCATCAGTTGTCAACAACGCCGACATTGCCGTCATCAACCAAGGTGGAACCACCAAGACGGCTTCCAAGTCGCTTATCGTTGCTGGCCTTGCCCCACTAGCTTCCCCTGCGCTTACTGGCGTGCCAACTGCGCCTACCGCTGCTGCTGGGACTGATACAACTCAGATTGCCACTACGGCATTCGTGCGGTCAAACTCTGGTGACAGGTACTTAACCACCTCCACCACTTCAAACTCAATCACCAACGGCACAAAGACGTTTACCGTAGCGGCTGGGCTTTCGTACACGGCAACTCAAGACATTACCATTGTCTATGATGCCAACAACCACATGCACGGTAGAGTAACCAGTTATTCTGGAACTACGCTTGTGGTGGATATTGTCCAGCACAGCCAGACTAGCCCCGGCCCGTACACGCAATGGACGATCAATGTTGGCGGCCTTACAGATACGGCTGGCGCTCTTCTTTCGGCAAATAACCTGTCTGATGTTGCAAGTACCTCGACTTCGCTAACCAACCTTGGCGGTGTGCCAACATCCAGAACAATCTCTGCTGGAACAGGGCTTACTGGCGGGGGCGACTTGACGGCAAACAGGACGTTGTCGCTAAACAATACTACCGTAGTTGCTGGAAATTATGGCTCACCATCTCAGGTAGCTTCGTTTATCGTAGACGCGCAAGGCAGGTTGACTACTGTAGTAAGTCAAACCATCACTCCTTCAGCAATTGGGGCACAAACTGCACTTACAAGTGCTTCTCCGTTGTCTATTGACAAAGGCGGGACTGGAGCATTTACAAGCCAAGGAGCAATTGCTGCAATGGGCGGAGTTCAATCTGCCGTTGTCAGGTCTAACTCTTCGTTGACCTTGGCATTTTATGGCAACTTAACTGGAACCAGTATTGCGGCTGGGTTGGCGGACTTTACATACGTCACATCAAGTTTGCCTCTTGTTCCCGGCATGGCTATTAGTGCGCCCGGCTTTCAAGCTGCTGTTGTTAGCAGCGTTGATTTAGTAAACAAGGTGGTCACAATGACATCACCTGCTACTACGAGTAGTAGCGGCACGATCACCGCCTACAACACCACGACCACAACTCTTAACACAAGCGGCACAACCATTATAGATGGACGGACACTTGTCTTAAACGATGTAGTTTTCCTAAATCAGACAATCCCTGCCCAATCTGGGCCTTGGGTTGTGACTGGCGGGGCTGGATCGGCAGTATCTCTTACTCGTCCAAGTTGGTTTACTGGAACGGCCCCAAACACGGTTCTTGTTCAGATTACAGATGGATCTAGTGGAAGTGCGCTACTTGCGGCATATATCAACACAACCACAAAGAGTGTTGGACTTGACCCTGTAACCGTAAGCAACCTTATTGGCTCTCAGGAAGTTCAAACATTTCAAAATACAGTAACTCCTACAGCTTGGGTAAAGCCAGCGGGAGCAAAGCGAGTTCGAGTTCAGCTTTGGAGTGGCGGCGGAGGAGGCGCATCTGGAAGAAAAGGGGCTGCTGGATCAATCAGATGTGGGGGCGGCGGAGGCGGTTCAGGAGCTTACTACGAAACTTTTCTTGATGCATCGATTTTAGGTGCAACCGAAACGGTTACTATTGGTGCAGGCGGAACTGCTGGCGGGTCAATGGCCACAAACAGCACAAATGGGCTAGCTGGAGGCCAAGGTGGAACTACGTCATTTGGCGCTCATGTATCGCTTTTTGGCGGGAATGGTGGATCTGGCGGAACCAATGCAGCAGGAAATGCAGGCGGCGGCGGTGTTGGTGGAAATACTGGAGGTGGAGCAAGCAGTACTGGGTCAAATGGGGTTAACGGGACTCCATCCACGACAGGAACAACTTGCACACAAGCAAGTGGAGGTGGCGCAGCAGGCGCTGGAATTACTAGTGCCAACGCAGCAAGTGCTGGAGCGGCAGGCGGAAGATTTTCATTGTTGAACTATACAGGCGGCGCAGGTGGAGGTATTAGCGTAAGCGGAGGAAATGGAACTTCAATGACTGCATTACCCACAACTGGCACACCATGTGGCGCGTCTGGAGGTGGATCCGGCGGATCTTCGATAACTGGAAATGCAGGCGCAGGCGGCAATGGAGGATTTCCCGGAGGTGGCGGAGCAGGTGGCGGAGCAGCAGTAGACGATGTTGGAAACTCAGGCGCAGGCGGGACTGGCGGTCAAGGAGCAGCAATCATCACAACATATTTTTCCTAATGCCTAGAAAATCCGTATCCCTAGCAGTTGGCCGAGGCGAGAAGCTTCCTGTGTCTAAAGGCGCAGGACTTACAGCCAAAGGTCGAGCCAAGTACAACAGGGCCACAGGCAGCAACCTGAAGGCTCCTGCACCCAATCCCAAGACAAAGGCTGACGCTGGCAGAAAGAAGTCATTTTGTGCCCGCATGGCTGGAGTTGTCCGCAACGCCAAAGGCCCGGCAGAACGAGCCAAGGCAAGCCTTAAACGCTGGAAATGTTAATTATGAAGTACCTACTAGAACGACTCAAGGAACCCTCCACATGGCGCGGCTTGTTTGCTGTACTTACGGCAGTTGGCCTGAAGTTGCACCCAGAGATGCAGGAAGCCATCTTAACAACTGGACTGGCACTAATCGGCATGATCAACGTCTTCCGAAAGGAATCAAATGATACCAAGCCTGCTGCAAATAGTACGCCTGTGGTTGGAGATCAAGGCTAAAAGGGCATCTTGGGAACTTGAGCGCGACATAGCGAACTACTGTGATGATATCGAGAATCAAATATTGGCAGCTAGGGCCGCTGGCAACGATGCTGTTGCTGACAGGTTGCGCGAAAGATTCATGCGTTCCAGTAAGATCCTTGTATCCTCCCAGCAAGGAAATTCTTGAGCTTCAAGCAGGGCAAACATATACTGCGCCAACGGCACAGAAATGGCATTCAGATGCTCGATACCAACGTCTTGAGCTTGACCTATTGAATGCTGTATCTACCGCAAAGCAGGCTCAACATAGATGAATCTAAAAGATGCTGGTATTGATATTGGTCTTGCTGTTGCTGGCCTCTTCGGGGCGATCTTAATGTCGTCTAAGCAGGCTGGACAGAACATTGGACGTACCATTGCATCGTTGATCGGCGGGGCTGCTAGTGCAAACTATGTGACTCCACTTATTTTGAAGATCGCACACTTGGATGGCGAGCCTCAGTATGGGTACGCCGCCGGGTTCCTTCTTGGGTTTTGTGGCTTGCGAGCCGTAGAAAACTTGTCTGAAAAACTTTTAGCTAGCCATGACGTTAAGTCCATTAGTCTTACTAAACGCACTCGCAAATAGCGTTCTGGCTATAAGCGCGATCCATTTGTGGCTGAAAGTTTTTGGTCACGAAGATAGTGCTATTTACAAGCATAAGTACGCTGCTCACCTTTGTAAGTTAGCAACAACTGTAACAATTTGCGGATCAGTCGCTAACATTTTTAACCACCAAGAACCTCCAGTTACCGAGTTTGTTCTTAACATAGGAGTAGCCTGCAACTATGTGTGGCTATCTTGGTTCTCAACAGTTTCCGACCCAGTTAAGCCTGAGCCAAAGAAACCATTAACTCCCAAATCCAATGGAAAGCCCAAGCGAAATGTTCGACGATCTTAAGGAGGTTGCATCGGTTTTAGGTGTAAACGTAGCCGCAATTGCGTTGTCTTTGTCTGAAGTTGAGCAGACAGTTCGCGTGATTAGCGGGGTACTGGCAATCATCTACACAACTGCAAAGCTGTATAAGACACTATGGAAATGAACCTTTCCGAGAAGGGACTTAAGTTTATCGTCGATCAGGAGACTGGTGGACGCGCCTACTATGAAAAGATGCTCAAATATCCCACATGGCCCGGAGTTGAGTCAGGGGTCACTATTGGTGTTGGCTGGGACTGCGGCTACAATACTGTTAGTCAGCTCTGTAGCGATTGGGGTGCATTGCTTGATGAGGAAGCTATTGAACCGCTAAAGGGGTGCTGCGGACTCAAGGGGCGTGCGGCTATGGCCTTGTTGCCAACCGTCAAAGACATCGAGATCCCTTGGGAAGCTGCTGTTGAGGTGTTCAATAAACATACAGTTCCTCGGTTCTACCTGATGATGCTTCGCACTTACCCACAAGCTGAGTATTTGCATCCAGATGCTGCTTCCGCACTTTTGAGCCTTATCTTCAACCGAGGTGGGTCACTTAACGGTGAGCGCAGGATCGAGATGTCAGACATCAAGGCATGTTTGATAAACAAGGAGTACTCTGATATACCTGACTTGCTCCGCAAAATGAAACGTCTGTGGCCCGACACGGCAGGGCTACGGAAACGCAGAGACGCAGAAGCCGCACTATTTGAACAAGCATATGCTTAAATCGACCAAATCCCTAATGATGATCCTCAACGGGCCAAGTAATGGCCGTGAGCGTTATTGCCCTGAATGCACTTCCCCAATGGAAGAAGATGGCTGCTGTTCTGAGTGCGGATATGGCGAGGAGGAGGAAGATGAGGAGGAAGAAGGCGAGGAAGAGGAAGGGATGGACTCTGAGCGTGTAACGGAACTTCGTGATGACCTTCAGCGAGTTGTAGACAAGTTCAGCAAACTTATTTCTTAATGCCTCAAGAACTTCAAGCCGAAGGTGATGACATGTTTACTGGCTTTGCCAGTAGGCTTGACCCTGCAAACTTGAAGCCAAGCATGCTTCAGGCCTCAAACAACATGAGGCTTGGTAGGGGCATTGCACAGCCCAGAAGGGGCACTAAGCGGCTTACCCCAATAGGCATGGTTAACTTGTCTATGGTTGGGTCTGGCTTGTTTGTGGACTCGCTAGGCCGCGATAACATCGTGATGGTGTTTTCGGACAGGATGTACCTGTATCGACCAGAACAAGGTGGAGCAGCCTCATACACTTCCCCGGCTTACCTATTTCCTGTTGGAAGAATAATTGCCCAAGGCGGGATTTGTGATGTAGTTCAAGCTCTAGACAAGCTGTACATCTTTCGGGGCATGGAACGGGATACGAGGTACGGCACGGGATCTAGCTCGACAACATCCGCCTTATCCTTCACGCACGCAGCAGTAAATCCTGGGGCAACAGTCACAGTTACAGCAACTTGGAGAAATGCATTTTCCACCCAATACGCAGTTGATGATGAAATTACCATCTTCAATCTTACCGCTCCAAGCACCTATCTCCTAAACAGCTTTTTAGTCAAAACAGTTAACGGCACGACATCCTTTACGTTCGACTACCAAAACACTACTGGAACTGCCATTCCTGCTGCTACAGGCACAATTTACGGCTGTGTCGTAAAGGCAAAGCCACCATTTGTCTGGGATGGGGCAACAGTAGCAATTGTTCCACAAACGTCTATTCCCAACAACACGCAAACTCAGAGTGGCTTTACTACTCTGTTTGGCTCAATGCCTCCTGCGGACTTTGGGATGTACTTTCAGAACAGAGTTGTCTGCAATGTGCATCCGCAACGTGTGTCTGCCAGCGACATCCTGAGCGCAAACTTTGACTTTGTCACAAACACCTTTGTGGTCAATCAAGGTGGGAACGACTCAATTGTAGGGGTGCTTCCTTGGGTGCAGAACCAGTTTCTTGTGTTCATGGAGAAGTCCATCTTTGTGGCCTTCATCGACACCAAGGTTGATCCGTCTATTCCAGACAAGAGTGAGGTTACCGTAGTCACAACTGAGATTGGATGTCTGTCTAGGAGGTCGATAGTGTCAGCCGGACAGTTTGTCTATTTCCTGTCTGCAAATGGAGTTCAGCTAATAACCCCGCAACTTGACCTCAAGTTAATTGGCAACACGCTACCACTTAGCGAGCCAATCTCTGATTTCTTCCTTAACTTAAACTACTCTGCCGCAAGCAAGTCAACTTCGGTATACCACGACAACAGGTTTTACATTGCGGTTCCGTGGAATATTCCAGCCAAATGTACGCTTGCGATTACATACGACTCCACGGTAGGTGGACAAAACATTTATCAAGTTGTTGCAGTTGGAATAACGGGCCTACAGCTTCAAGAGGGAGAAACATACACATTTAATATCTCTAGTGATGGAATTTACATTCCAGCGGCTTACTTGAATGTTTTTGGGCAAGCTACGGTTGTTGGCCTTAGTTTAAATTCGTTTGGTTACTTTGTCGCTATTGGTGGATCAATTCTTCCAGACACGCAAGTTGGTGGAGTAAACATCTTTAGGGTGTTTGATAGAAACAATAGGACGCTGATTTTTAACACATTAAACCAAGCATGGGAGTCAGTAGATTCGTACCCAGAAGGGTTGTATAGCGACAACTTGATTCAATGCGCTTACATCAATCAAAGAAGGTTGATGATAATGACCAACTTCACGGGCACCTCTGTGCCAGTTGACTACGGTGGTGTCTTTTTGTCTGAGAACCAAGATACAGGCGATGAGCTTCGATCTGAGTCTGGCGGCTTGCCAACCCTGCCGTTTGATCTTCTTCCTCCTGCTAGTGGGGTGGTTGCCAACACAATTATCTCTGGAGTAGTTCCATTTGAGCGCATAAATGCCTCTATTCGTACCCGCGAGTATGCGATGGCTAACATGTTTGAGAAGCGGTACAGCCGAGGAGAGTATCAATTCAGTAATGTGGGCAACGATTCCGTTTCCATCTCAACATCCACGCACGATCCAGACGTTACCGAAACAGTTCTAGACTACACGTTCAGCGGCCAGTCAGACGGAACGCTTCGGCCAAGGATTGCGGCAAGGGGGGTGTCTATAGACACAACGGTAACTTTTGTGAACGGAAGACCATCCTTGAAGTCCGTAGCTGTCCATGCGATAGTTGCTAATAGGCCAATGATTAGCCAAGAATAACTTATGCCATCCCAACTTTCAAAAGGCACTCCAGCCTTCAATAATTATCCGGGAACAAATTCTCAAGTTACAGCAGACTTGCTGAATAACCTTGTAGACAATGGGACAATCTTGCCGGGGGCAATCTCAGAACAAAGTTTAGTTGCAGCAGCAACCTCTGATGAAGTTTTAATTAGAAGGCCCGGAACAAACCTACTTCACAAGACAACCGTTGACAGCATTGTATCTAACACCGTAATCCCAATAGCTACCAACATTCCAATTGGCGGCATTCTTATTTGGGGATCTACATCAGTTCCAACAAACTGGCTTGAGTGTAATGGGGCGGCAATTAATCAGGCTACTTATCCTGCCTTATATGCAATTTACGGTACAAACTTGCCAGACTTGCGAGGCGTTTTTATTCGGGGCGCTAACCGTGGAAGAGCAAATATGGATCCTGACGTCAACCGTCAGCCATTAACCTTTCAAGATGACGACTATCAACAGCACTCCCATACAGTTCCTGAAGGCGGGTTTCAAACAAACATTTTTGGCCAGTACTACACTAGCAATAACGCAACTCCTGCAAATCAACGTGCCGCTCAAACGACATCAACTTCTGGCGGAAGCACAGAAACTCGACCAGTTAACGTAGCTATGTTGTATATTGTCAGGGCACTATGACGATTCCCGAATGGGAGCAACTTGTAGACACACTTTATGACGCTTGCCTCAACAACATTAAACTTCTTGGACAGTTGTCCAGAGATGATGTTGATGGGTACCTTAGTTTTTATGGTGTCCATGACGCAATCTATGTGTCTAAACAAGGGCAAGACATCGTTGGCATCGCAACCACGCACCCCGGAGTTGGAGACTTCAACTGGAAGTGGCGCAGGACTGACGGAACATGGACGATCCATCTTGCTTGGTCTAAGCAGGAGTATGCCGTTCCTGACATGTTTAACCAGTTCTTCGAGCGTAAGTCGCCAATCAAACAAGTTTGGGCATGGAGGCAAGATCATGCCGTGCAAATCACTCCTAGAAAACTAGAAAGACTCCTATATGGGCGGAAGTAAAACTCAAGTTGTACAAGCTCCAGCGGCTCCGAATTACCAGCAGAGTATGCGAGACATCCTGCAGGCTCAGATTGACTTGGCTCCGCAGATTTACGCCAGAGAGGCAGAGTATCAACCAAGATATCAGGCCTTGCAGGATCAGATGCAGGCTCAATCTGCAAAGAGTCAGCTTGCTCTTTATCAGCAACTTCAACCTTCTTACTCAAACTTAGAAGAGCAGTACAACGCCGCCACACAGGCAGCGCAGACTCGCGCATTGCAACAGAGAGCACCTGCGTATGTTCAGGCATTTCAACAGGCTCAAGGAACTGCTGGAATCAATCAAGCCCTCCAAGACTATGCTCAACAGAAACTTGCTGGCCTTGAGGCTAACGGGACATACTTGTCTCCAGAAGAGCAGAGGGCAGTAGACCAAGAAAGCAGGGCGGCTTTTGCTGCCAGAGGCACAGCACTTGGGGGGCAGTCTAGCTTGGCAGAGGTTCTTAATAGGTACAACTATCGGCAGGCTCGCGAGCAGCAATTGCTTCAGACAGGCACGGCGCTTGGCGGATATTTCCAGCAACAATCGGCTCCTGCTATGGCTTCCTTTTATCAGCAGCCAATGTATGCAGGCACAGCCGCAGGGAACACCGCTCAAAATGCAATAATGAGCCAACAGCAGGCTGGGCCTCAGTACTTTAATCCAGAGTCGCCTACTGGCATAGGGTCGATTTACGGGGCGTATAACTCCCAGATGCAGTATGCCGCTGGCATGGCTCAGGCTAATGCCGCAAGGAGTGCTGGCAAAAACTCTATGTTGGGGTCAATTGGCGGAGGTTTGCTGATGGGCGCTGGACTGGCATTTTGCTGGGTAGCCAGAGAGGTGTACGGAGAAACCAATCCTAAGTGGCTATCGTTCCGAAGCTGGATGCTGAAGGATTCCCCAAGTTGGTTCTTCAATGCTTACGTCAAGTACGGCAAGCAGATTGCTTCTTTCATTAAGGATAAGCCCAAGTTAAAGTGGTTCATCAAGTTGTGGATGGACACAAAAATTAAATACTAATATGGCAAGACCACGCGAACTTTACAGCGGCGCAGCTCCACAGGCGATGAGCATGATGGGGCAGGGCATAGCAGACGCTTATGCTAGAGTTGGACAAATTCAAGGGCAAGGGTATGCCGCGCTTGGAGAAAGCATCGGCAAGGGACTGATGTCTATTGGCGACTATGTCAAAAAAGTAAAAGACATCGAAGCCGAAAATAAGTCGTCAGAAAATTTGATTAAAAACAAGCAAGCTCAAAAGTTTTTGGGCATTACTCCTGAGGCTGCCGATGAGTACCTTGCTAGCATTAAAGATGAGAAGCCTTCTGTAAAAAAGAAGATGCTTGGCATGTTTATGGATCAAAGCCTTAAAAGCGCAATGATGCAGAAAGAGAACGACCTTAAGGATGCTCTTCTTACTAAAGAACTTGAAGCGCGAGATGCCATTAGCCAGCGTCAAATTGAAGCGCAAGACATCATTAGCCAACGTCAGGTTGGAGCAATGCTTGATTTGCCAATGCAACAAGAAATTGCAAAGTCTATTTACGGCAAAAAAGACACCGTTCCAGTCCTTAACGCAGATCCGTTTGCTGCCTTGCGCGGAGGAGGTTCACCTACTCCAATGCCACACGCGGTCTCTCAGGCACCTGCTGCTCCAGCCATGCCGCAACAAACCATTCCTAGACGTCCAATTTTTAGGGACGTACCCAATCCATTTGATACTGAGCAGCGCCTTAGGTTAGGAATACGATAATATGGACGAAGATATTCTTCTAAACTACTACAACCAAACTCGTCGTCCTTGGGAAGGCCCACAGATTGACCCTGAGTTAGTTGCAGCAGCAAGCAGAATGCAACAGGCGCAGCAGCCCATGCAGCAGCCTGTCCAGCAGCCGTCTACTGTTGTCTTTTCCAGCCAGAATCAACCGGGAGCCGTGCAGGACGTTAAAGCCGTCATGTTCCCAGAGACTGCGCATGAACTTGCCAAAAAAGACAGGGACGCAAAGAGGGCGCAGGCAAATGTTCTGAAAAATCAAGAGTTGGTAAAGCTTGTTGGCGCAAAAAAGGAAGATTACGACAGGTACGACAATTACTATAAGTCAATGATAGACGCTGACTTTCCCGAGATAAAGTCGTTTATCACAGACAATCCGCAGGTCTACAAGCTTGGCAATGACATTTCTTCGCAGGTTGTAAAGCGAAATGAATACCTGTCAAAGTTGTCGTCTTATGTTGCCCAAGCCAATCAAGAGCAAAGTCAGTTGCCAAACGAAAGCTTTGATAGCTGGCTGGAAAGAATAGTTCCGCAATTGAACTCTGAGTTAAAGCTGTACAATACTGCGCTTGTTGGAAGCCCGGATGCGTTGTCTAACGAAGAACGCTCGATTCTTGGCCGACAATTGCCAACCGAGTATTTTGACATCAAGAAACTAAAACAAATAGGTGCGGCGCGATTTAAGACAAAGCTTGATAACTTTAAGTTTCAGATTGCCGAGTTGCATGACATTCTTTTAAACGAAGTAAACGACGGATTTAATACGTTAGCCGTTCAGTCTAGCCCTGCATATGCAACAAAACAACTTGGCACATCGCAGTTTTATCCGTTGATGCCAAATCCAGCAGGCAAACGCAGGATTGTTGAGCGCATTACAGACAACGCCCCGCCGGAAGTCATTAGCGGCGCAATGACGATGGCTCAAGCTGTCTTCAACAAGCAGGCACAAGTGGATGCTGAAAAGCAAAAGCAATCCAGCGGTAAATCTGCTTCCATGCAGGCTGACATAGATGCCGCGTACAAGGCTATTTCTGAAGGCAGAAATGCAGATGCAGTTAGAAAAATGTTTTTCCAAGAACATGGAGTAATGCTGCCAGATCGCAAAAATTAAATTATGCCACTAGACTTCTCCAGCGTTCCGTTTGACAGGGATCTGTCTACAGTTGCAACACCAGAGGCACTTGCTGCTGGCGGCCCTGAGACTAGCGAGGTTCCGTTTAAGCCAATTGATTCGACCACGTTCAAGCGTGAGCCTACCAGACCAGACGTTGACTTGTATTTAGACAACAGAAATGTGTCTATGCCGTTTGTAGACGACGTTGCTTCCGCAATAGTCATGTCTTCAAACAAGTACGTTAGTCCAAATGTAGTGAAGTCACTTGGGCAGACTCCTCGTGAAGTATTAAACTCTGCAGTTGCCACCGGGCTTGTGTCTCCAGACTTTGAGCCGTCTGAAGACATGGGGGCGTTTAAGCCGTACTGGGATCAGTACAAGGCTGAAATGAAGGGTGACGACATGGGCGCTTTTTGGCGTGGGGCTAAAGAAGCAATTGGCCCTACTCTGGGAGCAATTGGTGGCGCTACTATGGGCAGCCTTGCTGATCCGTTTGGGATTGCTGCTGGGGCAGGAACAGGCATTGCTTGGGGCGACACGGTGCCCGAAAAGTTTGTTGGTTTAGCGATTGGCGCAGGAGTTGGACTTATCTCGTCTCCGCTTGCTGGTGCTATTGCTGGTTCAGCATTGGGGGCTGAAGCTCAACAGGCAATGTTTCCGCCTACCACTCAAGACAAGGCTCAAGCAGTTTTTGACTTGGCCAGAACGGACACAAGAATAGCTAAGGCACTTGGAAGTATTGTCCCTTCTCTTGCTACTGGCAGGCCCGGATCTACTGAAACGCAAGAAAAGATACTTGGCGCGTTGATTCAGACAGGCATTACAGCCGGAGAAATAATCAGCAAGGTTTACAAAGGAGAAAAGGTTGATCCGCAGCAGGCTCTTGAGCGTTACGCTATTGACCTTGCCGCTGCGATGTACATCAAACCTTGGAAGTACACCAGATACCTGTTTGATAAAAAATACAGGCAAGAAGTCATTGCTCAAAACCGACGCGAGAAGATCTTTGAAGGGGTTGCCGGAAGTCCAGAGATGGCTGAAAAGCTGGCTCAGGACATTCAGGAGTCTATTCCGTATATCCGAAGCAACGTCAATTTAGGCGCAGGCAACATGTCTTCTGGTGAAGTGTCTCAAAGCGTGGCTTTGATTGGCATGCAGGCGGCACTTGAAAGAAAGGTGCCCGAGTTGATGGACAAGCGCATCCAAGCCAAGGCCGGGATTACGTCTAATCTGTCTAAAGTTTTAGGCGAACAGACTGTTGATCCTGAAATAACGCAACAAAAGTTTGCGGAATTAAACAAGCAGTCGCTTGAACAACTTGAGCGCACTCGTCAAACCATTGTTAGATATGGCGATCTTGAAGGCGCGCAAATTTGGTCTGAAGCAAAAGCTCAAATTCAAAAAATTGGAGACGAAGCGGCTCAAGGCGTAATTGACGCAGAGCTTGCACATGCGCAGGCAACCAGCGTGATGAACGACGCAATGAGCAGATACCAAGTGTTCAACGGTTCGCTCAACAAGGAAAGCGCATCAAGAGCAGCGTATGTTCAGTATGCCGCCAACAAAAAGATAAGCGGCAAAATAGCAGGAAAGGCCTACAGTAGACTGAAAAAAGAAAGCGAAAACATAATGACTGATTTGGACAACGCGTACAGAACTGCGTTGCAGTTGTCTAAGCCAGTTTCAAGAACCAATAGCAAGGGTAGGCCGTTATCCGAGGTTAAACAGAACATTCCGCTAGAGGCTGAGATTGAAGGCATTTTGCTGTTGGGTAGACCGTTTCAAAAAGGAACACGCAGAAAGTACACCGTTTTTACGCTTCAAAAAGAACTGGCTAGGGTCAATAGCGCAATCCGCGACGCTACGCCGGGGTCTGAATCTTTGCGCAGGCTTAATGAGTTGAAGACATCCTTGATGGATGACTTGGATGACATGGGCAAAAACTCGGAGCTAGTGCGGCAGGCAAACGAACTTTACAAACAGCACGCAGAAATATTTCTCAACGGCAAATCTTCCAATGCCTCTAGAGTTGCGCCATCAGAATTTGCCGACCACTTTCTCAACGGCACAGTAGAAGACATGCGCCAATTTAGGGCTGCCATGTCTGATCCTGTAACTGGAGAACTTCCGGCAGCAATGATAGAGGAGATGGAAGTTTGGATGCTTAACCACGTTAACTCCAAGCTTGGCATGGAAGCTAATCCAAAAACGCTTGGCCTGTGGTTTAGACAAAACGAGAAGGGGCCGATATTTGATGCGTTCCCGGAGTTGCGCGGCAAGGTTGGGGAAATTCTACGAGACATTGAAGCTACTGCTGAAATTGTAGACGAAAAAGTTTTTGCCAAAAACTCTGCTGTAACCAACCAAGAAAAAGCCCAGCAGTTTTTAGCTAGGTATCAAGCCGAACAAGAAAGATTGGTTGCCCAGACTAAAGAAGCCGCCATAAAAGCAGGAGACGAATACTTTGCGGCGGCCAGCAAAGAGCTTCAAGACACAGCGGTTACTCGGTTTATCGGGCCTGAACCTGATGTTGCTATTCAAAAGATTTTTGATAACGACGAAATCAAGCGGTTGCCTCAGTTTAGACAACTAGTTGATGCTGCCATGCAGGATCAAAGCGGCATGGCAATGGAAGGACTTCGTTCCGCATTCCGCAAGTACTTGCAGGATAGATTTGCAAAGTACGGGACAATTACCTCAAAGAAAAACAAGATTGCCGCTGAAGTGTCTTTTGAAGATTTAGACACATCGATCAGAGAGCTGAACATCGAGCTAAATCCAAATAGCATCTACAGAAAAGCAATGGACATGATTCTCGACCCCAGAGAGGTTGAGGCAGTAAGGCTTGCTCGCAAACAACTGGAAATTCTCAACCGCAAATCATCTTTGACTCAAGGCGAGTCTTCTACGCAGTACAACACTACGCAGGATACTATTCTTGAAAACGCCTTGAGCGGCAATTTGCTGGACTTGGTATCTACCGTTGCCAGAGGCATTGACCCCAGCAAGCGTTCTGCTACTGCTCGAACTGGAGAAGCTCTTGCCAGAGTCTTCAAGCAACTATGGCAGGGTGACGTAAAAATGCGCACTCAACAGTTGATGGTAGAGGCAATGGCAAACCCTCAAATTTCGATTGAAGTACTGCGCAAGGTTAGCCCTGAAACGATGCCGCAGGTAAACGCTTTTCTGCGTGCATGGACGGTTTCCAAGCAGCGCGATCAAGAGTACATGCCTGTTCCGTTTGGAACAATTGATGTTACTGAAGAGTTTTTGCAGAACGGCACCATCACCACGGACACTAAGTATGGGTACAAAATTATCCAAACAAAGAGTGGCAACTTTCAGTTGATGTCTCCTAGCGGTCAACCACTTGGAGTCTTTCAAAGCAAGCAGGAAGCTGAAGCACGCTCCGGCACACACTTTAGTCAAAATCTTTTAAAGAAACTATGAAACGCAATACAAGCCAGTCACTTACAACAGCACTAAGACAGGAACTCGGAGTTGCAAGACCGCAACCTCGACCTCAGAATACGCACGCTTATGCCTCGCAAAAACAAGCAATAAGGCAACAGGCTGCACCTCGCCGCAAGAGGTAATTTACTCTGTAGATAAAAAAAGTTGTTGCGCGTCACTTGCTGGCGTGTACGGTTCCGTCGTCGTTACAAAACGACGCAAGCAAATCAGAAACAAAAACAATGAAACTAGCAAAAATTAATCAGATTCAAGATCTTGCTGACGGCACGACGATTGGCGAGATGCGCGTAACGGTAAAGAAGGTTTTTCCCGAAAAGACTGGCGCAGGGAAGTTTGGGCCTTGGCGCGTTCAGTCCTGCATCTTGCAGGATAGTACTGGGGAGATTCGCGGCTCATTCTGGATTCCGTCACCGATGGACGACCTGCAGGGTCAGATGATTACCATCAAGTCTCGCTCGACGCCAAAAGGCCTGCAGGGACTTAGCGTGGCGCACAGCAGCCACAGCGACAGCAACGAACTTAAGATTACGGACAAGGCGGCCATTCTCACGGACGCTGAACTTGCTGCCGAGAACGGAGGCGCACCAGCACCACAGCGTGCAGTCACAAGCAAGTCTCCGATTGGCGGCGCAATCACTCCTGCTGAAGCTCGCAAGGCGTTATTCCAAGCCGCTCAACTGATGGCAGAGGCCATCAAGGCGGCAGCTTGGGTTGGGGAGCAGGTCAAGGTGACTCCAGAACAACTTCAAGCGATTGCAACGTCGCTATTCATTTCTGCTGATAGGGCCGGATTTGCTAAGGCATTTCCAGCTTCAGCAGCAAAACCAAAACAAGAAGAACCTGAACCCGAAACAGAAAAAGACGAAGACGACTTAGGATGGTAATTATGACCAACTTCACATTACTAACGGCAAAGCAGCTTGGCGAAAAGCTGGGCTTCCCATATCAAGCAATCTTGAGACTTACTCGGGACGGCAAAATTCCTGCCATTCAGTTTGGCAAGCGTGTCTACCGCTACGACCCCGAGAAAGTAAAAGCAGCATTTGACAAGCTGTCTACCGATGCCAATCAACTCGCGAGCTAAGGGTTGCCGAGGAGAGCGCATGTGGCGCGACGAACTTCGGGCTGCTGGTTTTACCGCAAGACGGGGCCAGCAGTTTGCCGGAGGCACGGACAGTCCAGATGTTATCTGTTCTGAGTTGAGGAATCTCCACATGGAAGTCAAATTCGTGGAGAGACTCAACTTGGAGCAGGCTTGCGAGCAGGCTGACCGTGACCGTAAAGGCAAGCCATATATTGTTGCCCACAAGAAAAGCCGCTCCAACTGGAAAGTCACGATGGATGCATCGCTCTTCTTTGCACTCCTGCGTGATGGCATGCATGTCTTGAGGGACGGATACTTAACCGAGCTGTAGGTTCCGAGGACTGCTGTCAAAGGTGTCCCTTGAAGAAATCGGAAAGCAGACAGGGGCGCGACTGTAACGCGCAATAAATGACTAGGGGAGGCGTTGCTTACGGAACGTGGAGGGCATTCTTGATGTGCTGCTTATGTATAGCCCGTGAACTCGTGTCCACTACTAAGGAGTTCCCCCTAGTCACCGTTTTACATTTTAGCAGGGGCGCGACTGTGGCAACGCGCACAACCAAAATAACATATGAAACAAAAACATTTATTTGAAATTCCTGAAGACATAGTAACCGCATTGGCAATTACTCGCCATGAGGACGGCAAGATTGGCCTCGTAGTTCCGAAGGGAGAGCCGGGGATGATGGAGGTGATGGCTCTCACGTTCGGCGTGTTTGTCAGCATCCTGCAAGGTGGCGAGCAAGACGGTATTGTTGAACTGCAGCGATTGCGCGATTACATCCAATCTCATTCGCTTGAGCAGGCTCGCGGAAAACTGGTGCAGATGGCAGTCAAAGTGAAGCTCATGGAGGACGAGGACAATGAGTAAAATCACGTTTACATTTTCACCTGCAGTTGGCGAACCGATCCATTTGTCGATTCCTGTGGGGTATTGCGGTGGGAGAGCTATCCTCACCTTGCCGGACTATCTTACAGCCCAAGACGGGGCGCGCAGGCCGCTTCCCGTGGAAGTTAGCAATCAATGGACGGTCATTGATTTGGTTCCAAAACAAGAGGCTCGCATAGATTTAAAGAAGGCGGAGGAGGGAGTAAATGAGGGGTTAGGTAGGATAGGGGGTGTGGGGGAAAGGAAGGATAGGGGAGAAATGAGGGAGGAACCCACGCTATTTCCCGATCCGAATCCCGTGCAGAAAACCGAGAGCATTTACACGATGCAGTTCAGGCGAGACGATGGCTACGGCACTTGCTCCGCAAAAGTCATCGACAAAAACATCAAAAAGTACGGACACAAAATTGTTGAGGAAGAAATGTTCAAGGCTTCACTTTGGTGTGAGGCAGGGAAGAGCAAGCGCAAAACCACGGTAAAGGGCATCGACGCATTCATCCACAAGTGGCTTGAGAGTGCGGCTGAATATCGGCAAGAGAAACGACTGAAGAAGACTGGCAGTTTGATTGAAGAATATGAAGAAGACCAAATTGGATTCTGACATGATTGTCCCTACCGCAACCGAAGCGGAGCGCGGCATTGCCAGCGTTGCGCTCAACCATCCGAAGACTGTTCTCAACTACATTGCTGAGAAGCGGTTTCAGACAAGCGACATCTTTGAGCCGACATCCCGTGCGGTTGTGGAGATTGTCATCGACCAGAACAGCAGGGGCGCAAGCTGTGATGCTCGCGTCATCTTCGAGAAACTGCGCGAGCGGTTGCCCGAGACGACGTTTGCGCAACTCACGGACTTGTACACGCTGATGCCTATTGAAGGCGCGTTGCCGGAATTGCTGGAAGCAGTTCGTAGCTGCGCCAAGCGCCGCGCACTACAGATTGTTGCACATGAGGCGTTGAGCAAGATCAACAAGCCGGATGTGAAGACAACCGAGATTGTCAATGATGTTGCTTTGCAGGTTGATTCAATTCAGACACAACTGTCTCCGCCTGCTGCTGAAGATACTAAGACAATGCTGCTTGCTGCTATCACTCGTTACCAGACTGGTGACGACTCTACACAACGGATTAGGACTGGTTACGAGAAGCTCGATAACCTGACCCCGATTCGCTATGGAGATTTTTTGGTGATCGGTGGCGAAACCAAATCCGGCAAAACAATGCTAGCACTCAATATCGTCGCAAACCTTTTATGAAAGTTATCAACCTTACTCCTTACCCGATCAACGTAGCGGGACACAAACCAATCGAGCCAGACGGTGAAGTGGCTCGCGTCAATGCGCAGACCATTCACACAGGCAGCATCAACGGGATGCCTGTTTTTGAGACAGTCGTCAACGGGGCAACGGGCCTGCCGCAACCCAAGAAAGATACTGTCTACATTGTCCCGACAATGGTTAGACAAGCCTATCCCGGCCGCCGGGATTTAGTATCCCCGGCCAAGTTGCTCAGAGACAAAGCGGGAGTTGTCAACGGATGTCTAGGACTGGAAATGAACCCAAAAATATGAAACCAAAATTAATCGGACTGGTGGGGCTGTCAGGCGCAGGCAAGAATACTGCTGCCGATGTGTTTATCAGGGCTGGCTATCAAGAAGCGGCGTTTGCCGATGAGATCAAACGAATCGCTCGACAGATGGGCTGGACTGGCGAGAAGACTGGAACGGGGCGCGAGTTGCTCCAAAACATTGGTATGGCTGGACGGGCTTACGACCCCAACGTGTGGATCAACATCGTCAAATGGTGCACCCCAATTCGTCTTGGCCAGCCAACGGTCATTACGGATGTCCGCTTCCAGAACGAGGCGGATTGGATCAAGCGAGCAGGCGGCTTGCTGATTCGCATCGTGCGCCCAAACATAGAACAAGGAACTCACGCATCGGAAACTGAACAAAACAGTATTCAAGTTGACGGAACCGTGATAAATGATGGAAGTGTAGCTGATCTACACGTTAGCATAAAAAAACTACTAAACGAAACAATATGAGCATGATAACGCAAATTATCAACGATATGTCGATGTCACAGTATCGGTCTGAAGCTGGCTTGTCTAAGCATCAGTTCGACAACTTCTTGCAATCGCCAGCGTACTACAAGTACAAGCTGGAGCAAGAGTGGAAACCCAGCAGGGAGATGGTGTTAGGTACGTTGCTGCATAGCTGGGTACTCGAAGGCAATACGGAATGGGCAGTTGGGCCACAGGTTGATCGCCGCACGAAAGCAGGAAAAGAGGAATGGCAGGTTTCCTGCGAGATGAACATCAACAAGGAAGTCGTTACTGTCGATGAAGCGGCGCGGCTTGAGGCTGCCGGAAGTAAGGCCATGAAAATGCTGAAGCATCTAAGCAACCTGACTATCGAGGCGTCGATGTTTTGGGAGAGAGGCGGCGTGCAATGCAAGGGCAGGCCGGATCTGATCTGGCATGACTATAAGGATGACAAGGTTTGTATTGTTGACTTGAAAACTACGTCAGACTTTTTCCGCTTTCCGTCAAAGTTTTGGCAGTTTGGGTACGACTTGCAGGCTGCTTGGTACGCCTACGGTTACGAGAGGATCACAGGCATTGAGGCTGACTTTCGTTTCTTGGTGGTAGACATGGAAGCTCCGCATTTCTGTCAATGGATGGAGATGGATGAGGCGGCATGGACATATGCCAACCAGCGTATCGATTCACAACTGCAGTCATTCAAGTTGCTGCAGGAACTGGACGAGTGGCCTGAGCCTTCGGAGGAAGTGAGATTATTGTCCCGTGTACGTCGCGATTAGACGCACAACTGTTGCCGATCATGTGCGGCACCTTCCACGACCAAAGATCGTGCAGGAGGTGCTGCACCGAGGCACGCGAGCCGAGTGTCAGCAACTCATCGATGAGCTTGCTGTACTTCCGCAGCACCAAAGCACAGAGGACATCGAGGTGCTGTTGACCGTGCAGGAAGATCGGAAGCAGAAAAGCTACAACTCAAAAGAAATACGAAGAGACAATGGAAAAAGGAATACTTATCGTAAGCCTTGAGATGCCAGCGAGCCAGATTATTGACAGGCTTGTTGCCTGCATTGGTCAGGTTCCGCTCAGGGCGCTGGCAGAAGGCGTAAAGCTGGAGCGTGACATGGCCGGAATGCAGAGGGCACTCAATCGATTGCACTCCGCGAAGCTTGTGATTCGCGACGATTTGCACGACATTGCGTCGATTGTTGCAACTGCACGGGCTATGGCGAAGTCGCCGGATGGACTGGGCGTGTTGCTGGTGGACTACATTCAGTTGGTCAGGTGCGACCTTGGCCGCGAGTCTACCCGTGAGCGTGAGGTTGCAGAGGTCAGCCGTGCGTTACGGTTGATCGGGCTTGAGCTTGGTTGTCTGGTGATTTCCATCACTCAGCTAAACGAGCAGGGTAAGGCGCGTGAGTCGCGAGCCATCCAGCAGGATGCGACCGTGATCATGGCAATCAAGCACGACGATGAGGAAGGTTCGGAGTTGCGCAAGATCCTGATACCCTACCAACGCAACGGGCCGTGTGGCGTGATGACAACACTCAGGTTCAACGGACGCACAGCCAGCTTTCACACGCCATGAAGAAGTCCGATTACTCTGAAGAACTTTGGAAAGCAGTTAAACAATTACTTGAATCAATCATTGATATACTTACATGAAAGAACTAGCAGACTTGAAATCGCAACTGATCATGCACAAGCACTTTGCTGAGAAGGCTGTGCAGGCAATCCAACAACTTGCAGACAGGCTTAGACAACGCACCCCGGACGACATTTGCTCGTTCCCCGGTGACCGGGCCGCGCTTTTAGACGCAGATCTTGTCTTGGCTGAAGCATACAAACTAACCGTAATACAGGAGCAGGCTTAATATGGGCGCACTATACAATCAACTATTAGAGAGACTGGACAGGGTAACAACGGAGCGCGATGCGGCGTTGGCTGACGCGCAATGTCAGAAAACAAAAGCGGAGGAACTGAACTGGGAATTTGAACGCCTATCCAAAGCGGCGTCTAAAAAAATAGAGTCTCTTGAAAAGGATTTAGCCCAAGCAATTTCTGAGCGCACGCCGCACGACTACGGCATATTGAAAGAGGAAGCGCAAGAAATGCGGAAGCAACGCGACGAAGCTCGCGATGAAGTGGAGCAACTCAAGCAAGCCCTGCACGACGCAAGGCTGGAGAATAGTGGACAGGCGGCGCAGCTTGAGAAACTTAAGTCTACTCCAGATTACGCAAATAGGGCAGCAGCAGAGTACTGGTTCAAACAATGCCAGCAAATTCGTCCAGAACCGTCTCGGCTTGAGATTGCGGCGATGTTGCTACAGGGACTTTTGCCGATGCACGTTAACTCAACTGACGTTGATGCGGTTGCTCTAAAGTTAGCAGACAGGCTCATCGCAGCAGCAAAGGAGGGGAAATGACTGAAGAAATGGAACAGAAATTGGTAGCACGACTAAACTCTGCATTGGCAGAAGCCAGATACTGGAAAGAAGAAGTTGAAGACCTTGAACGGCACAACAAAAAACACCGAAACAAAATCGAAGAATTGCGAGACTGCATACGAGAGCGCAATGGTGATCGCTCAATTTTTCGTGGAGTTATTGGAGGAGAGTTGCGGAGCTATGGATACATTAGGGGACTGCACTACGAACACCGAAAAGAAGACGAAGAAGAAGGCAGTCTAAGGGCCGTATTTGAACACGACGATGGAGTCACGATCTGGGAAATTCCAGACATGGAACTGTTTTGGCTTTTGCACGAACACTTTTACCAAATGGCAGACGACCTAAAACAGAGCGGACATTGGGCGTGTGAAAGTCTGTGGATCAAAAAAAAGACAAACGGAGAATGGGAGCTTGATATTCTTGAAGAGGACTAAAATGACTAACAACATCGAACAACTCAATTCCAACTCTTATATGCTGTCACGCATCGCGGTGTGGGTCGAAGACTTCGCCAAAAGCAAGGAGGACACAACGAGCATCTGCGTACTGCGCCTGTTGGCCGAATATCATCAGTTAAAAGCCGATCAAATTTGGTATGCGATCAAAGAAGAGGAGGCACTAAAATGACAGACGATCAAATCAACGCGGCCATTGCAGAGGCGTGCGGTCGAAAACGCAGGCCGGACGGAGATTGGTATCCCGACAACGGGTCAGCAGGCACTCAAGCAATCTTAAAATATTCCAACTGCTTAAACGCCATGCATGAGGCGGAGTCCATTTTGACAGAAGATCAGCTTTGGATAATGGCCCGAGAGATTGAAAAAAATTGGGAAGACGAATGGTACTTCAGAGCAACAGCCCGCCAACGGGCAGAGGCGTTTCTAAAGACGATAGGTAAATGGGAGGATGCGAAATGACAAGATACATAGAAGAAAACCAGTCTTCGCCGCAGGATAGTACTACCTGCATTTGGTGTGGTGAAGTTATTCCGGCTCAAGAGGGGCGCTGGCAGATCTCCATTCAAAGAGAAGACTTTGATGATGATCACAGGGCGCACCTGCACTACGATTGCCACAGGGCTATGTATAAGTATCGGAAATCAGTCAACTACGAGCGAAATTTCCCGCCACATTTCATGCATAGAGGTGAGTGGGAGATAAGAATGGAGGAACAGAAATGACTGACAAAACGAAGTACATCATCATTGCAATCTTGTTCCCATTGCTTGCTTATGCAGGATTTAAGTTGCGAATTGCAGAGATCCGATACTTCTCCAATTCGTGCCCGTGCAACTGTAGTCACAATTAGACACCGAATTAAACATGACCGATTCCCAAATAGCTATGTGTTCAATTCTGGTTGCTTTACTTTTGCTGGTGCTAGGAACCAAAATTACATTCAGATGAAGCTGACGGAAGAGTTTTACATTCAAGCAAATAAGACAGTTCTAAAAGCTTTGATGCTGGGGCAAGTCACGTTTCCCTGCATGGTAAAAGAGCGCGAAATTAAACGCAGAAAAACCACGATTGGGATTTGTCAGGTGTGCAATTCCAGCTACCGACAAAACAACCTGAGCCAAAAATATTGTAGCGACTGCGCGTTTCAGGTGCAGAGACAACGCTACTTCAAAAGAAAGGAGGCCGAAATTGAAAAAAGAAAAGCCAAAACCAAAACGCTATAAGAGCGCAGAGACACGCGCCAGACAACTCGCCGGACTGGCCAACGTCCGAATCGAGGATCATGTGATGGGCGTGTCTATGGAGAAAATCAACGGCAAGGGAAACTGGGCCAGCGTGTCTGAGGATCAACGAAAGGAGATTCTGAAACTGTATACGCAAGGGCACACAATCGTTGCCATTGCCGAAAAGCTGAAGCTGTCTAAGACGGTTGTAGGAGACGTAAAGTTGCGTGCGCTCGACACCGATACCGAGTTCGCGGACGCTATGTTCAAGGTGAACATCCGGCAGAAGCTGCACAAAGCAGCGGAGAGTTCGCTAGACAGAGTTGTGGATCTAATCCCAGAGATGTCCTCACGCGATGCCACGCTCGCAATGGAGAAAACCTTTGATCTAGTTTTTGCGCTCGACAAAGAAAAGAAACCAGAAGTAAACTCCATCAACCTCCACCTGCATACGGGCGACGCGGACTTGCAATCCAAGTTCCTAAGTGCAATGGGAGAAACCAAATCCGAATCCGAAACAATAGATATATGACCCAAATTGAAATTGAATTTGATGCGAATCTAAATCCGAATCCACTCGGCACGCCTGCGTACATGCTTGCGCGGCGGGAAAGCCCAAGCACCTCCAAGGCGGCGGCAAAAGACGTTGCCAAAAAATCCGCGCACCTTGAGCAGCTTGTGCTGGATGTGATTCGATCCTACCCGAATGGGTGTATTTCGGACGATGTCCGAAAAGCGTTGTCTGATTTGCCGTATTCAAGTGTCACGGCGCGGTTCTCGGCGCTGGTCAGGAAGGGGCGCGTACAGGTGACGGGCGAGAAGCGAGCCGGAGAAAGCGGGAAGCATCAACGTGTATTGATGGCTGTCTAGACAAGCTGTCTGATGCTCCCGGGAGCCGCCCGGGAGCCGCCCGGCGCACCCCGGGCAGGATTAGACAAACAAAAAGGCCACCCCGCCGCGAGGCAGAGTGGCCTGATTTGTTCTGGGATTAATTCCCGTTTAGATGTCTTCGTCTATCGGTTCGTCGCAATCGTAGCGCGTGAATATGTCCCGCCTGAACCGAGACAGCTTTTCTTCCTCACAGTCTGGGCAGGTCATGCACAGATAGATGCCGTACCCATCGTACTGGCGTTCGCCTTCCTTGCCGGATTCGCATGTGCATTTCATAAGTCTTGAGCTTCGTAGTGAAATAGAACGTCTAAAAATTCAATTCGTTCCTGTAGGGTTAATTCGTTGAAGTTGTCTAGTTCTGTAAATTCTTGCCAAAAGGTCGCGCTTGCGGCGATTTGCTCTATGCTTTCTACCTTCATTAGGCGACCTCCTCTTTTTCTTGGTTAAGCAACGCCTTTTGAAGCAAGTCGCATTCTGAAAATCGGGCGTGCAGAATGTATTTATCGCAGCCTATACAGCAAAAGGAATCGATCCAAACGCCGCGCTCATTAAGCCAGTTAATGGCCTGCTGAACCCACGAATGGTCGTTGTCTTCGACTGGCACAAAGACACGGCGTGACCTACTTTGCAGGCGGGTGCATCGAATCCCGACGCGAGGGGCGCTGCGGCTAGTGAAGCCTTTGTATTCTAGCTCGATGGCCAGAAGGTGGCCGAGGCTGTCTATTGTCTGTCTAGTTTTCATTATTGGTTTTCTATTTTGAGTTGCGCGTTCTCAGGTTGTCTGAGTCGCATGCTGCCCCCTGTCTAGACAAGGGGCAGGGTTGCGCGTCAGGCTGGCCTAGTACTCATGCGGGAAAAGGAACGTCGTCATTTTTCGATTCCCCTCGGTAATAATCCAGATTCGCTCGCCCGTGTTGGCGTGCGTGTACGCACTCAGGATGCGCGTGCCGTGTTTTAGGGCGTCTTCGTTCGCTTGCTTGTCTTCGTCGTCAAGCTCGCCCCAATCGCCTGCCCAATGGCGAGCAAGGCAATGGGACACCCACCCATTGCGATCCGTATGCGTTTCGCCCCCTGCTTCGTCTTCATCTATACCTTCATCCGTCCAAGCGGCGAATTCAGCGGAGCGAACCAAGCGCCCAACGTCAAAGCGCGCCACCGTGCCGATTAAGGTTAGCAAGGCGTGCGCCTGAGCGGGATTCTTAGGCTGCGGCAGTTCGGCAATAATGCTAGGCAGTTCCTTAGGGCAAAGAATCTGCAGGCCTAGCAAGGCCGCGAAGGCTTCTTTCATATTGTCTGAAAGTGTCTTTTCAGATTCTGGTTTATCTCCTGGCTGCTTCGGTTGTTGCGGGTTGTTGTTTCTCATATGTCTAATGTCTAGTTGATGTTGTTGTTTTCGTTGTTGTTGCCGATTCCTTTTTCGATGCCTAAAACCCCTACACAAAACGCCATGCTGGCGAGCGTCAGGAGGATTAGACAGCAAGCTGTTCCGAGGCTTGCGCCTTGGAAGCGGATAATGAGGGCGTCTGTCAGGCCTAGCTTTAGGGACAAAAGGCCGATTGCGAGGTTCTTGTCTTTGGTTGTCATGCGGATTAATTGGCTGAGGCTTCGTTGCAGAGAGTTTCGATTTCCTTTTCAAGGCGTTTGACTTCCTCGGTTCGCGCGCCTTCCGGCAAGGCGTCGATTGATAGAATCTCCAGAATTTTCTCGGCGCGCATATCAATGCGGCGCTGCAATTCTTCTTCGGCAAATAGGTGTCTGATTTTCATGTCTTTGGTTGTTTGGTTGTTTGGTTTGGGTTGTCTGATTAAGCGGCGAGTTGCTCCGCCCAAGAAAGCGCGCGGCGGCGAGTTGCGTGTTGGCGATCCGCTTGGCAACGCTTGCAGGATCCGCCTGAGCGGCAAGCTTTGTCCCAAGCTTTGATGCCGTGATACTGCGCGCGCTTTTCTTTCCCGTGTTTGATTGCTTTTTCTAGGCTCATGTCTTTGGTTTGGTTTGGTTTGGTTTGCTGGTTTGTCCAGCCTGCAGCGCCCTCCCCCCTCAGGGAAGGCGCTGGATGGCTAGGCAAGGCCTGCGTTTTACTCCACGTTGATACCCTGCGCGCGCATCGTCTTTTTAATCCACTCCTGCGCTTGCTCGTCCGTCCAGTCTACCGCTGAGGATATGGCATGCACCGCGACATCCGCCTCTGGAACCCAATCGGTGTCAGGATACCCATAGCCAATACCCACTTGGGGCCATATTTGCGGATGCCCCTCGATATATCGAAAGCACAAGCGGCGGAAGGCGTCAGGACAGACAAGCCAAAAGGCAAGCGTGTCTATGTCTAGTGTCTCACCTTCCCGCTTAAGCGTGACAGACAGCTGCAGCTTGTCGCCCGTGCGTTCAAAGTTGACGTTCAGGCCCATGCCATAGACAACGCGCACGGACTTGCCTTGCGATTCAAGCAGCTTCACCAGCGCGCAGACTGCAGCGCCGCGTTTGATAATGACGCGTTTATCTACCGCGCCCGATATGCAAGCGTTGATTGAAACCGTGACAACCTTACTTCCCGTGTCTTCGTCGACTGTCTGAAGCCAGCATTCAGGCTCCCCCGTCAGGACAAGGCCAACATCGAAGAAAAGGCCCGTAGTTTCAGGCGCGTAAGTCTCGCGGAGAACGCTGGCCCCCACGATCCTTTCAATCGCCAGCGTCTGCGCGTTGACTGCATCAACACCTTCCTGCCAGCCTGCGCGCAGGGCTTGCTTGCAAGCCTCCATGTCTTTGAATTCATGGAAGCCGTCATTTTTGCACGCCTTGTCTGAGGATCGCGGCGCTGTCTGGACGCTGTCTAGATGCGTCAGGAAGTCGCTGACGCTGTCGAATAATTGCGAATAGGTTGCCATATTAATTGAGGTTAAGTTTGCCTGCGCTGATAGCGTCGAGGCTTTTGACGATGAGGCCTTTGACTAGCCATGCCTTACCAACACCAAGCGCCGCAAGCTTGGCGCCTGCAATCGTTGCGCGGGGCGAGATTACGGCTTTTATGGCGTTCTTATCGGCGTTCTGGCGCGCGGTCTGAACCAGCCTAAACCAGTCCGCCGTTTCTACCTTCCCGCCTTCGCTCAGGTTAAAGGCTGGCGACGGTACGCCTTCAATCCCGATGAAAGAGGCCTCAAGGCCTTCGTCATATGGGAGTTGAACGAAAAAGAAGCGATCCAACGTCGCCGGATCCAGCGCGTTGCGCCCGATATACTGCGCCGTTGCGCCGCCGCCGAACGTGTTGGCGCAGGCGACGACGACAAAGTTTTCGTGTCGCTTCACCGTTGCGTCAGGGAAGGTCATCTCTCCGTTCGCCAGCGCCGAATTTAAGACTGCCAGCGTGTTGGCGTTGCCAGCGTCTACCTCATCCAACACGAAGACAAGGCCTTGCTCAAAGGCTTCGCGGAAAGCCGTTGAACGGTAAACGCCGTGCGCGTCTATAAAGCCTAAGAGGTCTGTTTTCGTTGTCTGCGCGCAGACAGACAGGCCACGATACTGCAGGCCAATTGCGGCGGCGGCGGCGGCGACCATCGTTGTTTTCCCGCCGCCTGCAGGCCCCACTAACCAAACATGCTGGCGCACGCTCAAGCTGGCGACGACAAGCGGGAAAAAGGCATGTTGACGGCTTTTGACCTCGAAAACGCTTTTGCTTGTCTCAAATTTATAGCCAGCGACATAAGGTTCAGGCCTTGGTGCATGCTCCTGAATCAATTCAACGACACGCGCTTCGTCCAGTTCTGCAGCTCCGCCTTTGGCGCGCTTGAATATATCCAGAATTGTCTGAGCGTCAGTCAGGCTGATATCAGGCTGGCTAGGTTCTGGCTTGCTGGCTGGCCTTGCTGGCGCGTTGTTGCTGAGCGCCACATGTCTGTTCAATTCGGCGTCGCTGGTATCCAGCCAGCAACTGTTCAGGGCGCTCATCGTCATGCCAACAGCATATGAAGAACGCACGCCGCGCTCCGTGACCCAAGCGCGCAACGCAACGCGCGCTTCGCTTCCTGAGTGACTGACTGTTCTGTCTGTTCCGAGTGAGTAATTTGTTTCTGACATAGTGTTTTCTTTCTATTGTTTTTAGTTTGCGAGTTTGTCCCGCCCGCAACGCTCCCCGCTTGGCTATTTACCCGCCAAAGGGAAACGCTGACGGCGTTGCAATCCTGCACCCCTATTGGGGCCGAACCTCGGTTCTTAACGTAGACTCGCAATTGCGCGCCGAACGATTTTCTGGAAAATCGCTAAACCTGAGGCGCACTAAGCGCGCCTCTGCGCTGACCCTTTAGTCCTGAGTCAGGGATCCCGCCTTCGGGAAACCGCTTGTCGCACGGCCCGCGCAGGGAAGACACCCCCTGACCCCGTCAGCCTCGCCCGAGACTGACCACCAACACCGAGGCGCCAAGGTAACAAAGACCAGCAAGCATGCAAGGCCTTTTTTGATAGATAATCAAAGAAAGATAACAAACGAAAAAGGCTGACAAACGCACGCAAAGGCACCTTCCGATGGCCTGTCTAGTCGTCAGCATTAGCCTATCAAACAAAGCCAGACAAAGGCCTTAAACGACCGTATACGAACACGGCTTGTAAGTGGCCTAGCTTCAACATGTTGCAAGGCCTCTTTTTTGCGTGCGCTGGCATCATGCAAGGCAACGCAAGCGTGCTGGCTGGCGCGCTGGCTAGGCTAGGAAAGTTAGGCGAGGCTAAGATTGATAGGCTGGCTTGCGTTTGTCCCGGAGCGAGCGTGCGCTGGCAAGGCGAGCCAAAGGGAGAGAATGCATCCCGATAGACGCTCCCCGCTCCCCGCAAGCGCGCCGTGTCTGCGCCGTGTCTAGACAGTCAGCCTCGCCCGCCGCCCCTTGCCAGCGCGTGCATCATGCCAGCCTGCCGTGCACGGTGAGACACCGAATGTCTGACGGTCTGTCTGACGATCAGACAAGACATGTCCGAGGGTGCAGGGGGGGGAGGGGGTTCGGGATTTTTTTTCTTCGCCGCCGTCAATGCATACCCCCATCTGGAAAATTTTTGCCCTATTACGCCAATCTTATCCTTGTGCCATCGTTCGTGTTGTGCCATGATGTGCCCTGTTGGCTGGCTGTGTATGCGGTAAGAGGCAGTACGCACGTTGGCTGGGATAAGCCTGCTACATTTAACCGTGTGGCAGGCTTTTTACTTGCGCGGATAGTGGCCTATGTTAGCGTCGTTTTGGGTATGGTAGAAAAACGGCGTGGGCGCTATTGCCCCTTGGATTGTCTGGATAGCTTGTGCAGGGGTGTACAGGTGAATCTTGGCAAGATCAGGCCAGTTTCTCTGTGAGAGATTGGGCGCTGGTTCACCCGTAGGAATATACTTCGTGTACGAACTAATTTATGAAACAGTCCAAGGTGAAGTTTACTGTGATGGAGAAAACGGTGAAGGAACGGGATGGCGAGGCGTACAGTTTGGCGAATTATAAGGAGAACGAGGATTATGTCAGGCGAGCGATTCGGTACGGAACGAGGGTCGTGTTTCGCGAGGATATATTGGGAGAGGTCAGCCAGCCGATGATAGACCATATTGGTGAACCTGCCGATATGGTGGCTACACAGAAGCAGATTGATACACTAAGGAAGTGTAAGGTAACGAGGAAGTATCCGAATCCTAGAATTGTGGAGACGGACGGTGGACGAGTGTTTGTCGGTGGACGCGGCAGCTTGATAAAGCTGGGTCAGACTATCTTGGTGAACGGAGAAACGCTGGTGATAGGCCGAGCGTAAAAAGGACAGCCTCGTTTTTCTTTTTTGTTTATTTACTCTTCTTTAGCTACTTATTCTTCCTTATCTCTGGTATCTCAGGCCTACTATCGTAGTCTGGCCTACCTAGCCAGAGATTAACAATCCGGCAAGGAGAAGTTGTGAGTGAGCATAGTACCCCCAAGACTCAGCATTACTGCCTATCTTGGGGGAGTACTATACAAAAAAGAGGTTAACGATCCGTATAAGTGTCGTCGCTCGTTTCGCAATTACAGTCAGAAGCAATGGCTACCCGTTCAGGAAGCTTTTGGCATTCTCGTAGCCGTGACTGTCAGCACTCTGCAACTTTGGGCCGAAGCAGATGTTTAATCCAACTCAAGAGGCATAGTTGGAACCATTTAGTCGCCTGTGCTTCCGTGTTTCAGGTTGAGCAGAGGGTACACGCAGGCTATTGACCTGTGAGCCAAATCTAGTAATTTCTACTCAAATGTCAATAGAAACGGATACAATTTCACAAGAAAAGTTGATTGCCAAGATTCTGAAGTTTCCGATGCAGGATCATCCGATTTTTCCCTGCCCGAACGAGGAGCAGCGCAAGAGGATGATTGCCAATGTTGGCGTGGAGGAAGTCATGCGGATGTTCCTGACTAGGGAGCAGCGCATCAGAGCAGAGCAGGAAGATCCCTACAGGTACGGTTCAGAGCTGGCGCATTGGCCGGATGCAGATGCTATGATGTCCAAGTTTAACGAGTTGGTCGTGCTTGGCGGAAACAGGGCAGGCAAGACCGAGTGGGCTGCCAAACGGTGCGTACAGGCCTTTGTTGGGATGGATCTGAATGGGACGATGCCAGAGTGGATCAAGGAACGTGGGTCTAAAAGAGGGCTGAATATCTGGTGTTTTCACACCAATAATATGACCAGCATTGCGATGCAGCAAAATGTCTTCCACAAGTACCTGCCTAGAGAACTAAAGGAAGCCAAGCGTAGTCATCAGACACAGGTGGCATGGACACAGAAGAACGGCTTTTCAGACAACACGGCTGTCTACCAAAAGAACCAGATTTGGTTTCTGAACTATCAGCAGGACATTAAGGTTATTGAAGGTGGCGAAGTAGACATTGTCTGGTGCGATGAGTTGGTTCCGCAGGATTGGCTAAACACGCTTCGCTACCGCTTGATTACTAGGAATGGAAAGTTGATAGTTACGTTTACTCCAGTTCAGGGATATACTCAGGTTGTTAAAGAGTTTATTACTACGGCAAAAATAACCGAGTATAAGGAATCTGAGCTTTTGCCGGAAAACAACGTCATTACCGTGCCGAAAGGACACATGCCGTACAGGGCTGAGAGTGTCTACGGCAAGCATGGGTGTATCTGGTTTCATTCCAAGCTGAATCCTTACAACAACTGGGAGCGGCATAAACAGGAACTCAAGGGGCGCAGTACCCATGAAATCAAGATTCGTGCGTATGGCTGGGCCGATCAGACAGCAGGCAGTCAGTTTCCAATGTTTGGTGACCAGAATATCTTTTCAGACAACGTCCTGACTGCCGCGCCCCAAGGTACCAACTACATGGTTGCAGATCCGGCAGGTGCCCGTAACTGGTTTATGCTTTGGTGCAGGGTAGATCAACATGGGATTATCTGGATCTACCGTGAGTGGCCCGACGCAAGTTATGGAGAATGGGCGCTGCCTTCAGACAGACCCGACGGAAAGCCCGGCCCCGCCCAGCGTAGCGGAGCAGGAAAGGGGATCAACGAGTATACAGACCTGATCTGGCAGCTTGAGACACACAAAGACAAGACAGAAGACATTGCCGAGCGTTACATTGACCCTCGTAGCGCAGGTTCAGAAGTGACCAGCAAAGAAGGCGGCATTACTCTGCTAGATCTTATTGCTGACGCTACCAATCCTGTCTATTTTCAACCTGCTGCTGCTGTTACCGTTGAGGAAAGGGTGTTAATTATCAACGACTTATTGTGTTTTGACAGAGATCATCCAATAGAAGTTGGCAAAAATCATCCAAAACTAATGGTTCATACGTCTTGTCAAAACCTTATTTATAGTTTAAGGGAATGGACTGGGGCTGACGGACAGAAAGGTGCCAGCAAAGATCCTGTTGATGCTTTGGGGTATCTAGTTGTCATGCAACCTAAGCACTACGGCGGCGAACAATGGGAGAAGCAGATGAGAGAGTTCTCAAGATGCGGTTCCTATTGAACTTCTTTTATCTATGTATTCAGCTTCTTCTGATCCTCTGGCTATTGCGACGAATGTCCCTGATGTGGGGGATTTGCTAAGTGAGTATGGACGCGCAATGGTCAACTCCACTCAGGGGAACTTGACCACCAAGTTTGACGATATCCGCTTTGCACGCTGGGCTGGACAGAGTGATGACGGGAAAAAGCATAGTAATCTCCGTAACGAAGGTGATCCAGCTTGGCCGTTTGAAGGTGCTAGTGATGTCCGCAATCGGTTGATTGACTCAACCTGTAACGAGTTGTCTTCACTTCTAGTTACAGCTTTTGAACGCTCAAACATTCGGGCCAACGGGGTTGAACTCAACGACACTTCAATAAGTGGAATTGCAACTACTTTGCTTCGCTGGATTCGAGACTCCAAAATGCCGCTGGAGCTTCGTAGGGAAGCTGAATTGGGCGCACAGTACGCTTTTCAGTACGGTTGGACGGCTTTCTTTATTGGCTGGAGACAGAACATCAGCAAACGTGAGCAGCCATTTACCATGCAGGAGGTAATTGCCATTGCTCAACAGAGTGGCAGCCCGTCTTTGATGCAGTTGCCTGAGTTGATTATGCGTCAAAGCCCGGAGGCTGCCGCAATTATTGTTGCTGCTGTGCCGGGGATTACGACTGCAGAAGCGACTCGGATGGTTAGAGAGTTGGCTGAAACTGGCGTAACAACCCGCGACGAGGAATATGTCAGCAAAAATTTGCCGGAAATCATTGCGCTCAAGCCTTGGGACGAAATCCTTTTTCCGCCTGAAGCCGCAGATCTGCAGCGTTCTCGCGTGATTTTTCGCCGGACTTGGATGTCTGAAGTCGAGATTCGCGAAAAGATTACTACCGAAGGCTGGAACAAAGATTGGGTGGAACTTGCAGTCCAAATGGCAGGTAAGAGCAGCACCGTGTACAACACGAATATCCTGCCAAGTACGGAGATGCTGGTCTATAACGGCCTGAACTACCAGAACATGATCGAGGTGGTTTACTGCTATACCAAGAGTCTGGATGGCAAGGCTCCGTGCATCTATTACACCGTCATCTGTCCGCAAGCGGCAGTTGATCATCGCAAGGAAAGGATCTCATATGCGATTCATGAGAGGTTGGATTACGCTCACGGAGAGTATCCGTTTGTGGAGTTTCGTCGCGAGTGCATTCGTCGCGCCATTACTGATTGCCGTGGTGTCCCTGAACTTGCTCACACGGATCAGGACGAGATTAAGGCACAGCACGACTCCATCCGAGATCATACTGCCTTCTCAACCCTTCCACCCATCAAGGTCGTTAAGAGAATTGGAGCAATCAACAAAGTTGGGCCGGGCGTATCTTTGCCAGTTGTAAATCCAACGGACTACACGTTCATGGATCCGCCTGCTCGCGAGCCGAATGTGGCTTTTGAGCTGATTAAACGAGTCGAATCCAGTCACGCCGCATATTTTGGCACGGTTAACCCGTTTGTTGCTCCTCAAAAAACCCAACTTACTCAGCAGGCACTCGTAAACACTTGGCTGCTAACTTGGAGAAGCATTTATCGGCAGATGTTTGCGCTTTGCTGCCAGTACATGAGTCCTGAAGAGATTCAGCGCATTACAGGTGGACAGTTGCCTCAGAGCTTGTCTGAAATCCACAACGAGTTTGATCTTACGGTCAAATTTGATGTGATGGATTTAGACAAGGAGTATATCGCTCAAAAGATCGACTTTCTTACGAAGATTGCGCAGATGGATACTGGCGGGGTGCTAAACCGCAACAAGCTCACAGCAATGATGATTCAGGCTGTAGCACCAGAAATGGCACAAGAGCTTATTCTCAACCCACAGGATGCAGGTCGTCAGATGTTCAAGGATGTCCAATCAGACATTGGCAACATGCTGCTTGGCAATGAGGCGCTGTATCAGGAAAACGATCCTACTGCGCAGACAAAACTTCAGTACGCGCAGCAGATTATTCAGGCTAACCCGAAGGCCCAACAAGCTCTTGAACAGGACGAAAACTTCAAGGCGTTGTTTGAGAACTACGTTAAGAGTCTGCAGATGTCTGTGATGCAACAGCAAAATGCGCAGATTGGCCGAATTGGTGTAACTCCAGTAGCGCAACAACAGTAGTTATATGCCTGAGTTGAACTACAATTTTAATCCTCCAAAAAACTTCGATACGCCTCTTTCAGGGAAAGAGGAAAGGCAGTATCAAGCGTACAAAAAAGCACTTGGAGATAGAGGTAATGAAGAAGACTACGATCTTCGTGGATACTGGAAGGAAGAAGGCAGGTTTATTCCCGTAAAAGATGCCGCAGACGAAAGTCATTTTACAGACAAGTGGAAGAAGCCAAATCACCCCGGATTTAGCAACGAGTCCGTGTATCACAACTCAATAAACAAGGATGGAACTTTAAATGTTGGAGGGCAATGGCTTGTTGGCCCAGACGGGAGAGATACTTACGTTCCCCCAACAAAAAGATACATGGATCCGAAGGAAAGATTTCTTATTGACTACTATTTAACCAGAGATGCAGATCCTGCTGTTGGCGCAGGCAGAATGCTAAATCCCTCGTTAATTGATTACTATAAATCAATAGTTCCACAGCCAGAACGATGACAGAAAACCAAAAACAAGCCTTTGGATTTGCAGGCAAAAACCTTGTCTGGAGTGAGATTGTAAAGCACCTAAATGAAATTCAGACAGCATTAACGCTTCAGGCTATCTCGCAATCAGTCAAAGGAGAAGATAGAATACATCTCTGCGGACAAGCTGATGCGGTTAATTACGTTATATCGTCTTTGATAAACATCAGACAGGAGGCTAGACAATTAAATGGCTTGACTCCTGACGAAGATTTGGCATAACGCCACTAACGGACTTCACAGCGTTACTGTGATGATTAAATAAGGACTTGCTACCTATTAGCATGATAAAGACTAACTCACAGCCTGAGGCCGGGACTCAGGAGGCAGCAAATATCCCCGTTGCAAATAACCTCGGAGCGATTGATGGAGACAGTTTAACTGATTTCA